TTAGTCTGGAAACGATGGTAATCCTACAGGGATTACTGAACTATATACAACATTGGGATAAGGAACTACAAGATGATTTAATTTGGCCTGATAGTAGACGTTTAATCGTCAAGTATGGTGCATTTTTGACTTATGATAAGCATAAATGTAGATTGCAACTGCTCAAGACTGTGAAGGAGAATTTCTAATGTCAGATGAGCTTATTAGGGAAAGAGATTTCTATCGTGCAAAGTTGAAAGAGACTAACGCTCGAGTGAAGTCACTAGAGTACGATAACGCTGAACTTGTGAAGCGGGATCAAGACCTAAGTAAACGACTTGCTGAAAATGCAAATCGGGGTACATATCGTCCTAGGCCAAAACGGTTTAACTAGGAGATCCGTCCTGAGTATGACGGTAAACTGCTCTTTTGAATATATTAACAAAGGTGGAAAAAGAGAATGAACAACGAGAATAAGGAAGTAAATACCATGCTGACTACAGCACGACTAATTAGTTATTCACAACCACCAGAAGGAGAGTTATATGTCGGTAACGATGTACAGGAACTTATATCGTATTGCGCCCGTGTCTCCAATCCAGCGAACCAACAATCGCACAAAACGAGCGAAAAACTCATACGATATCTATGCAAACACCAACATTGGTCGCCATTGGAGATGGCTAGCGCTTGCATAGAGATTGAGACTACTCGTGATATTGCACACCAGATTGTGCGTCACAGAAGTTTCAGTTTTCAAGAATTTTCACAACGGTATGCAGAACCATCAGCAATGGGTGATGCATTTACCAAGAGGGAATGTAGACTACAGGATACTGAGAACCGTCAGAATTCAATTGAGATTGAAAACGATCCAGCATTGCAGTTGAATCTAAAACAACAAGAACTGATTGCAGAGTGGAATCGTAGACAGGCGGGTGTCATCAACCAATGCAGAGATGCATATCAATGGGCGGTTGACAACGGTATCGCAAAAGAACAAGCACGTGCTGTCTTACCAGAAGGTTTGACTAAGACACGACTTTACATGAATGGTACACTACGTTCATGGATTCACTATATCGAACTGAGGAGTGCCAATGGTACTCAAAAGGAACATATGGAAGTTGCAAAACAGTGTGCGTTGGAGATCGCTAAAATCTTCCCACTGATGACGAAATTAATTTGAAAAAGTTATTGACAATCAGTGAGTTATCTAGTATTATAAATACTGTTATATGATGAATAATGTGAAACACTTAAACATACGAAAACATACGGAGAAAAAAATATGTCTATTTCAGCACTAAGAAACCAGAACAGTCTGGACAAACTACTTCAACAAGTCCAAAAGGATGATTCGCCTACAACCGAAAAGAAGTCCTATGTGGATGAGCGGCTCTGGAAACCTCAAGTTGACAAGTCGGGTAATGGGTACGCAGTACTACGATTCCTGCCTGCAATTGAAGGTGAGGAGATGCCTTGGGTACGAGTATGGAATCATGCTTTCCAAGGGCCTACTGGACAGTGGTATATTGAGAATTCTCTTACCACACTCAATCAGAAAGACCCAGTGAGTGAGTATAACTCACAACTGTGGAACTCTGGTGTAGAGAGTGATAAAGAGATTGCTCGTAAACAGAAGCGTAAGTTGCAATACTTTGCTAATGTGTATGTCGTTGAAGATACGATGAACCCAGATAATACTGGTAAGATCATGCTGTACCGTTTCGGTAAAAAGATCTTTGACAAACTTATGGAAGCAATGCAACCAGAGTTTGCTGACGAAACACCTATCAATCCATTTGATATGTGGGAAGGTGCAAACTTCAAGTTGAAAATCCGTAAGGTAGACGGTTATTGGAACTATGATAAATCAGAGTTTGAATCACCAAGTCAACTGAAGTCAACCGATGAGGAATTGGAAGCAATCTACAAGAAGGAACATTCCCTTGCAGAGTTTCTTGCCCCATCAAACTTCAAGTCCTATGACGAACTCAAGACTCGTTTGGACACCGTTCTCTCTGGAACAGTTGCAACAAAAACTGCTGCTGCGATGGTTGAGGAAGATGAAGTGCCTTTCAAACCAGATTTCAAATCTGAACCCGCTCCTGTAATGGCAACCGCCGATGCAGAAGAAGATGATGCGATGTCTTACTTTGAAAAGTTGGCGAATGAATAAGGTATACTAGTAGTTAATATCCTTGATGTGCAGTAAGTCTTTTATGTCGTAACACCACATCGAATAGACTAGGTAGTAAAGAAGCGGGTGGGGAAGAGCGATTTTCCTCACCCTTTTCACGTTGGTATAGAACGTGCATTCAATATATTGACACGCCGCCGTGTCAAATTACTATGGTGTCAATCCGTTGACAAGGGTTAAACAAACCATAAATATTGTCGTAAGTATAAGAGGGAGTTTATCTAGAATGATAAAACAATTACTGACTACGGTACTAATACTGTTTTCGCTTACTACCGTTGTCAATGCACAAACTGTTGTTGAAACAACAACCGATAGTAAATCCGATGTTACGACATCTGGAAAAACGATAGTTATTTCGCCACCACCTTCTGCGATTTCACCATCTGTAAATTCGTCATCATCTGACTTATGTACAGTAGGAGTTGCTGGGGCGGTACAAACGCAAATCTTAGGTATCTCTACAGGCGAGACATATAGAGATATGAACTGTGAGAGATTAAAAATCTCAAAAACGCTCTACGACATGGGCATGAAAGTTGCTGCTGTTTCGGTTCTTTGCCAAGACAGACGTACTTTTGATGCCATGACAATGGCAGGCACCCCCTGCCCATATCTCGGCGAGATTGGTGATGCTGCAACGGATGGGTGGGAAGAAAATCCACACATGAAACCAGAACCAGAAATCGTGGAGACAAAGAGTGATATTCAGAAAAAACAAGCGATTACAGCAGGCGCTACTATTGGTACTGCTTTGCTTTTCCTCTTACTCCTCTAACGCACAGGTATCTACAGGGCCTACTACTGGTCAATCTGGTGACATCCTAATACTAGGTAATGGGTGGACTGGCACAGTTAGTCAGTGTACTCATAACGTAAACTGTTGGGCAGGAAGCACTGATTCTGGTGATATTCATCACGGTAATGATGTGTCAACAGGTAACGGTAACACCTACTATTGGAGTGGTACACAACAAACTCTTACAAACACAATTGCAATAAACTCTGCACTTGCTGCCGCTGGTATACAGGTTGATGGATTTGACTATGAGTGGGTATATAAGAACGGTAATGCAAACTACTTCTCTGGACAACCTGGCGGTGGTGGAGTAGATCCCTTTGAGATTGTTGTCAATGTATATGACTCCAACGGTAATCTATTCAAAAGTTATACCTATGATTATGGAAATCAGTTTGCAAACTGGACAACCAAAACAGGTACAGAGACATTTGGTACGAACTTTCTTGACCCCTCATTTTTTGGAAATGTAGAAGTAAGGGTTACTGCTCAAGATATTGCTAATCAATCAGGATATTGGGGCCCAGAGTTTAGAGCAGACCAATCTCATCTATATGTAAACTATTCTGCGAATCTCTGCTACAATAATCCTCTACATGACCCACAATGCCCAGGCTATGCGAATGCTTTGTTTCAACAACAATGTACCGCAAATCCATTATTTGATTCCTCATGTCCAGGCTATGCCGCTGCGTTGTTAATACAACAGTGTACGGCAAACCCTCTACATGATCCATCTTGTACAGGATACGCACAAGCATATTATAATCAACAGTGTAGTTTGAATCCTCTTTACGATAGTGGATGTACTGGATACAAAGTAGCATATTACAATCAACAGTGTTCACTAGACCCTCTATATGATAAAGGTTGTACTGGACATTTGACTGCACAGTGTAATATCGACCCTCTATACGACCCTCAATGTTCTGGTTATGCAAATGCATATCTGGCACAACAATGTGACTATGACCCTCTATATGATGTTCAGTGTACAGGGTATCAACAAGCATACTTTGACAAACAGTGTGAGATGGATGGACAGTTTGATTCGTCTTGTCCAAACTTTGTTGCTGCACTAGAGGAAATTTTGGATGATGGAACTACTATTGATCCGATTGCAGATGCTCTTGCAACACCAGAGATAGACTTGAATATCGTAATACCAGAAGTTCCAGTTGTTGTCGTAACAGAAATACCTACAGTAGAAGAACCTGTAAGTGCAGAGCACGAACAGACACAGGGTGATATGATGGCAATGGAAGATGATATTGAAAGAGAGATTGCCGAACTAGAACGTGAATCAGAAGAAAATAACGAAGAAGAAGATGTGAGTAATCCTTTTGAGAAGGAAAGGGATGATGAGAAAGAAATAGTGCAATCAGATTCTTTGCCGGGCGACAGTGATGGTGAAGTAGGAACAGGGGAGGCGATACAGGAAGATGACATTGAGAAAGAGATCGCTGCGCTTGAATCAGAAGCGAATACGGCGCCTGAAAAGAAAGAAAAGAAGGTTGTTACGAAGAACGACAAAATCAGAATGCTCCTCGCTCAGAAGGCGATAGAGTTAACGAAACAAGTGGAGAATGCAGTAAGTATCGAACAACAGATGCTAGTGCAGAGACAACTATTGGCACTTATATCATTTGTGCCAGGGTTTGATTATGATGAAAAACCATTAAATGATGCGAACTTTTATCCAGACAAACCAACGGTTGATCACCAGTATGCAAGATGGTTCTTGAACGATCCTAATTTTGGTATTATGGAAGATTCGCAATATAATTTCAAATAGGAGAGAAAAATGGCAGAAGTAGAATATGGTGGAGTGAAACTTACAGGAAGTAAGTTGTTTATGATTATCCCATTGGTATCCATGTTAGGTGGTGGACTATGGGCAGGATTTGAGTTTTACAAAGACTACATGGATATGAAAGAACAAATCCAAGAATACGTTGCACCAGATTTATCAGATTTTGATAAGTCGCTTGCAGTAATGACTGAGGATATGAAGATTGTCAAAGAAACAGTTGCAGTATTCAAAGAAGAGATTATCATCATCAGAGATAGTGTCAATGATTCAGTTGATATGATGCGTGACACAAAACACGACTTGCGTGACGAAATCATTCGTACAGAAAAACTGCTGGAAAAGGTAGAGAACGATATTGACAAACTAGAAGATGAAGCAACTGCACTTATGGACAGAACCAAGTCAGATGCAAGACAAATGATTGATGATGCAAACAATCGTTTCAATGACAAGGTATCTGGTTTGGAAGGTTATGTCAAAAGAGAACTGACTTCACTTGAAGATTCCTTGGATCGTAAGTTGCAAAAAAGTCTGGACAATCCTCTCGCCAATAGAAAGTAGTGTATAAATAGAGGTGAAACTGAGTTGAGAATCTTTCTAATTATTATTATTTTGTCATTTGTTTTAAGAGAGTCAAATGATAGATCCATTCACCGCTATTACTGCCGCAACTACAGCGTTTAAGACAGTACAGAGATTTGTTGCCGCTGGGCAAGACTTTGAGAATACTGTTGGACAAATGGGTAAGTGGTATACTGCTGTATCTGATTTCCGTAAAGGACAGCAGATGCAGAAGAAACCACCCCTGTTCAAAAAACTGTTCGATTCTGGTTCTGTAGAGGAAGAAGCACTCGCTCTTCTGATACACGAAAAGAAAATCACTGAGCAGGAAAAGGAATTACAGACTCTTCTCAATTGGAGATATGGTTTTGGAACTTGGGATGAACTCAAAGAGATGCGCCGCAAGATTGCAAAGAAACGTGAGAAGGAAGTTTA